AGCGTCAACAATCTTCCAAGGCTTGCCAGCAGGTACGTCTTTAGCAGCAATCTCTTGCAGACTTAAACCGCACTCAGGGGCTGGAGTCAGGATGCAGATGCCGCCGTTATCGTTAGGGTAGATGATGAGTTTCATGGTTTACCTTTAGCGGAAGATGGAAATATTGGCATAGGTAGCGTCAATCAACGCGCCATCCGTAGTTCTTCGGGAACCAAACCGCAATGTGGTTGTAGTTGGAGCATTTGCCGCCAAAATTCCAATATCAACAGCCAAAACTGTGGTTCCACCCAAAGCACCTACGACGTTGTAATTTGCATCCGGCAACGCATTAGTAATATTTACTGTGTAATCGCCCGTACCGTTATCCGCGACCGATGTCACATTAAACGATGCACGAATTGTACAAAAGCCGCCGACGTTCGTTGTACCGTTAAAGTTTACCCAAGCGCGACAGAACGTACCAATTTGCGTACCTGCGCTATCTTGAATCGTCGGTGGTGTGTTCGCTACACCGTTTCTTAGCACCAGCGTACTAGTACTGTCTGCTCGAATGGTATCTGCTACGACTGTTCCAGCCATGATCGTTCCTTACTCGTAGAGGATGTTAATGATACCGCCAGTATCAAAGGTATCTGTGCCGTTGACTGTGGTGACGCGAACGCGGTCTAGGGTTCCCGATAAAGTTCGAGTTCCGCCAGTTATCGTTAAATAATCCGTTGAAGCATCCTTAAACAGCACACCAGATGCTTGCCATATATTGCTTCCAAATAGCGTTAGCACTATTGATCCGCTAGTATTATCGTTTGAGTTATTATTAAATATAGCGAATCCAGCAGTTGAGAGTAACTGTGTAGAACTAGATGTTTGAAATGATGCAGACAAATAGCCTGATGTATCTATACTACCTGCCCCAATTTGTACAAGCAATCCAGACGTGCCACTCGTACCGACGTTTTGAAGCATCACCGTAATTCGCTTAACCCATGACGGTATGCCAGTAAAGTCTGCGTAAGTGTTGACAGAAAAAGGTGCCGTCTGAGCTGTACCCGACACAATCGGAGCCAACGTACCTGTGACCGCCACCAGCGTCTGCGTATTGCTACCCGATATAGCAGGAGCCGATACCGTAATAGCACCGGATGTATCGCCTGAGAGAACTAAAGAAGCCATATATGTACTCCTAATTGTAAGAGCTTAAATTTGCAAATTCGCCATGAAGTTCAAGCGTTGCAAACTTTCTTGCTTCTACCGCTTTTTCTTCTGAATCAAATGTCCCTAGACATTTACATTTTCCATTAACCCATATTTGAGCAGACCACTTTTCACCATATTCTCGCTTGTATACACCTTTATTTTTTCGACCAATTTTTCCAGCAACTCTGTTTCTCATTTGCTGTGATCGATTTGCAAGTCTTAAATTTTCAATACGGTTATTTTGCGGATTATTGTCAATATGATCTATTTCACTTTCAGCCCAAAAACCTTTTTGTAAAAACCATGCTACTTTCGCAAGCGAATATCCGCGAAGTTTTTGCTTAAACCATACAAAACAAACTTGATGACCTGATTTTTTTGTTGCCAATCCGACTAGATCATCAATATTTTTGCCGCGATTTGTTTTTCTTGCCCAAACCAAATTGCCATTTTCATTCATTTTCCAAGATGACTTAATAAATGTTAACTCATCTGCATCAAGAATTCTAAGTTTCACACGATCACCCACCGAGAACCAGTAGGTAAAGTTACCGTTACTCCTGTGTTAATCGTTACATCACCAGCAGACATCGCATTTTTATTAGTTGTTATTGTATAGTCAACTGTTACCGCATTGCTATTTTCTACGAAAACAGTATCTCCACCGCCACCAGTAGCACCACCACCTAGCTGACCCCATGCAGAGCCGTTATAGCCCTCAAATTGAGCTGTCGTGGTGTTATAACGAACGTAGCCAACCCTAGCCGATGTCAAGACTGAGGAGCTAACAGTCTGAGATTCGCTGACCGTGTAAGTACCAGCACCACCAGAACCTGTGCCTAAAGCAGTTATCGTAGTATTAACAGTTACGCCAGTTCCATTAACCGTCTGACCTACAGCAATAGTTCCAACAGGAGCCGGAGAAGATGCCACCGTCATCGTCGTACCGCTGATCGAAGCAGTAAATGTAGCGTCTGGTCTCTGAGCCGTAGTTCCCACAGGAATACGGATAGCATTAGTTGAATTAACGTGAAGCGATACATCCGGAGTTGCAGTACCTACGCCTACACGGTTATTAGCAGCGTCAATAACCAGCGTATTAGAGTCAAAATTCACACCGTTAGGAGTGGAAATAGTCGCTGCGTTAAAGGTTACAGACGATGTTGATGCGCTACCTAAAATGACGTTATTGGTAAAGGTAGACGTTGAGCCAGAAACTAATAAATCCCCGCCTACGGTAAAACTATCCCCATCAGTACCTGACTGCATATCCTTTAGCTGTGCCATTAGCTCACGGATAGCGTTATTGATACCACTAGGCGCACATCCTTCAGCAATGTTAATCCCACCAATGTCGGTGTTATTAGCCGCTGTTGCGCTGTATTCGCTAACTTTGTTCTTTGGCATGATTATTCCCTTGACTCTAACATTCCATAATCAGCTAACAACTGAGCAGTACCAGCCCATCTCTTAGCGGAAGTAGGAGACATTTTCCGTAATTCCTTGAGTCTGTTAATACCATCTGGACTCGTTATGATCTTAGCAATTTCTTCAGCATTGACAGCAGCATCTTTACGGATAGCCCAGTCAGCAAGGGCTTTAGCAGGTTGGTCTAGCTTGATCCCACCAACAGCCCTAGCAACGCCAGTCGTAACGCTAGTAATCGGAGGATTCTTGAACATTTCCTCAGTCACTAGCTGGTTAAATGCAGTATCAGAACCTAGCTTCTTAGCCCGTCCAGCAGCCTCTAATACCTCAGCCAAATCACGCAATGCCTTGAACTGCTCCGGTGATAATGCGGCTTGCATAGCCTTCATCTGCTTAGGATCACCGATAATAATATTCTGCCAAGTGTTACCTGTGTCTAGTTTAGTCCCTTGCTGAGTCTTTGCTGGCTTCTTAGCAAGCGTCCATTGCTCCTCAAGGAAAGACCTTGTAACAGCATTCCATGCCTCCTCGCCACCACCAGCAATGATCTGCTTCTTGGCGTAACGGATAGTACCCGGACTAGGATTCTCAAATATACGGTTAGCAAAGTTCTTGAGATTGTCAGGAGACATCTGCATCAATGAAACGCCTGTAATACGCTCATTGAACTCGTTAAGCGGCTGAGAAAACCGTTCAAATGCCCTGTTAGCAGCAATGTAATCAGCATTATCCTTGCCCATCTGCTCTAACAGGTTGCTCTTAATCGCCTGTAACTGACCTTGGATTTTGTTGTCTAATGAAGAAAATGTTTCTTCCTTAAACATCTTATCAATCTCAAACTTTGAATTCTGCAAGTTAGGTAGACGATCTTCAGGAACAAACTCTTTTAGCTGATTGCCCTCAGCATCAATCCCCGGCTTTTGCAGCAAGTCCCTAATCCTGCGTAGATAACCAGCAGCCGTACCAGTAGGAGGCTGCGTCTTTAGCATATTGTCAATCTGATTGATTACAGGAGCCGTATTCACAGGCACAGAGGCCTCAAATGCAGCCGTGTAGAGAGGCTCCGTAGCAGCCTCTCTATCAGCGATTAACTTCTGCTTTTGCTGTTCTAGTGCAGCTACGCCACGATTTCCAGCAACCGCAGCATCCTCAACCTGAGAGATAGTTGCCAAGTAATCATCTACTGCACTCTGTACCTTGGCTTCTCTTTCCCTGTAAAACTTCTGCATCTGTACAGAAGACTCAGGAACATTACCAATAACCTTCTGCTGGCTTAGTAACGACGATAGGTTGGTCAACTCAGCCGGAGTCAATGGGATACCGTATTGACCTGATTTAGCCCTGAGTGAAGCAACTAGATTAGGATCAACCTGAGCAATATCCCTAGCCAGTCTACGTTCTTGGAAGCCCTTACGAACAGCAGGAGCCAACTCAGCAGTACCAGACAATAGACCAGACAGACCAACTTGGAACGGATCAAGCTCTTGACCTGCAATCTTCCCTGCAATCTTCTGCCGCAGATAGTTCGTTCCAGCAGCCACAGCACTAACACCACCAGCAGCAGTCGCAGTCCCTAACGGGCTAGCTATAGCCAATGGAGACAAAGCAATACCAGCACCAATGTCAGGAGCCATCTCCATTACGTCAGGAGCATAGTACGCAGCAGTAGCACCTAAGCCAGATACCTCTTTGTAGAACTTGCCATCATCAGCCTGATACGCAATATCACCATCGATGATTTGGTATCTGCTAGGCGATATACCACGCTGTGCTGCAAAGTAATTAACCGCTGCTTGCTTGTCCGTAGGGATACCACCCATGAAAGCAGTAAGCGCACTAGCACCCCTAGATGGCTCTGAGATGACTGTAGGCTTTGGCTCTATAGGCGCAAACTGACCTGATCCAACCTGTCTACCAGACGTAGCTTTATTGCCATACAACAACTCATCCGTTACGTTGCTGGATACGGTTGGCTTTTTTGTACTATCACCATAAAGCAACTCGTCAGTAATAGCCATGATTACTCCATTAAGCCAAATTCACGAGACAAAATAGCTCTTACGATTGCCTTGTGGTTAGGGTCTTTATCGCTGTAGTTCTTACCACCAAACAACTTATTATCACCTTTCAATGCTGCTTCACGTTGACGCATCAATGTCGGTATCTTATTAACATCAACATCTGTCATCTTTAGACCGTTCTGCTTTATGTAGCCTAGTCTCGCTTCATACAAGCGACCTTCTCTTAGTTTCGCATTTAGCTTTGACAGGAATTGTGTCGGGCTATCTTTCTGCGGATCAGGAACACCCTTTCTAATACGGGCTTCTTCTTCACCAGAACCAACAGCAGCACCAGTAATCAAATTGATATAGCCATTCAACTGGTTATAAGCATTTTGAGCAAACTCAGAATATTCAGCCAACTCTGCGGCTTGTTCAGGAGAAGGCTTTTTCCCAAACTTCTCCATTGCCGCTATAGCTTCCATTTTTAACTGGAATGGCTTTTCTAAATACTTAGGGTTAAAGTTTGTAGCAATGCTCTGCAAGTTCAATCGGTTTTGACCTAACTCAAGCAGTTGAGCATCTACTTTATTAGCACCCTCCTTACCGGGGGCAACTGCTCCGGGTGGGTAAACATTAACCTGTGGTGCTGATGACTTCTTTGCCGCTTGTAATTGCGGATTCAATTGACCAAGAATTTCTGAGTTAGATTGAAGTATCTTCTCCAACTCGGTGTTGATATCTTTATCAGTCAATGACTCAGCACGAGCCATCAATGCAGAGGCTTGTGTCTTTAATGTTGGATGAACATTAGCTAATTGTGTTGGCAATGATGCAATAAGTTGCGATTTGCGCTGTTCTGGAGAAACGCCAGTATTAGGAATCAAAGCAGGAATGTTGTCAGATATTTGCCATTTCCCTAGCCTTGGATCAAGACCCATAGAAGTTGCTTCAGCGTCATTTAGAATACGCTTACCGCTTACATCTGCAATTAGACCTCTTGTCGTAGAGAAAGCCTTACCATCTCTAAAAAAAACTTGTTCTTTAGGATCAAGTCTTTCTGCTCTATCTTGTAGTAGTTTTGCAAAACCCTCATCACCATTCATTTCAGCTAAAGCGGCTCTTTGCCTCAAATTTTCTGCATTTGCCTTGTTTTCAGGACTTACGCCAGCAAAGTACGGAGCTTGAACATTAGGCGCACCAGATAGCACAGAAGATGGGACAGCAGGTGCTACAGCGGCAGGAGCAGGTTCAGGTTGAGTGGTTACAGGAAGCATCTCGCCACGGCCTCGTAACCCTACAAGGTCTTTCATCTCAATTTGTGGTTGTGCAGTAAGACCAACAGTAGGAGTCAGTCCACCAGCCAAACCACCAACCATTGATTCTAGTTGACCATCTTTCCCAAGGGTAAACCCAATGTCTTTAGTAGGCTGTTTTAACGTGATTCCTCCTACTGATTCTGCTGGTTGTGCAGAAATTAAACTAGGAGAAGGACTAGGAGCAGGACTAGGAGCCAGAGCAGTTTGGCTAGAAGGTACATTGAACCCGTACATCTGCATACGTTTACGAGCAGATACCTGCTTAACAAATTCCTCTGGGCTTACATCAGCCAGATACGCCAAGTCTGGATTAGCCGCTTTCATTTCAGCCAAACCAGTTAGTTGACGCTTTGCCTGAGCTAACTTCATTACGTTACTGACTTGATTTAGACCAGCATCGTAAGTCTGACCAGCAGCACCATAACCAGCACCTAGCGCAGTAAGAATGTTCTGAGCAGGACTACGACTATAACCCTGTGGACTCATACCTTGAGCCAATGCACTAGCAAAGCCTAGCAAGCCGCCAATGTTTGCTCTATTTTCTAAAGAAGCCCGTTCAGGAGCATCTAATAGCCCACGATAAACCTCTGGAGTCGTTCCAAAGACTTTAGGCAACTTAGATAGGAAATCTTCAATAGCCATACGTCACCTTAGATCAGACTAATTCTTGGGCTACCCATTGCATACTGTGTAGGCTGTTCCATCTCAAATTGCTGACCACGCGCTAACCCCGGTGGAGGAGCCATCTCAGGAGGAGGAGGAGGAGTTACTGCACTTTGTAACGCACCCAATCCAACTTGAGTAGCTATAGGATTTTGGTTAGCAAATGTATTCAAAGCACTCATCCCACCAGACAACTGATTGCCAATCGTTACAGGCGCAGTTGTTGATCCGATAAGACCTGTAGTGCCACCTGTAGCCGCATAAGTAGGCATTGAAGGAGTGGCAAAAACGGTACTAGCCCCCGGAGCCAATGCCTTTGCTGATGTAGCAGCAGCGGGTACTACAGTACTCCCCATACCAGCAGTACCCATCAAGGCAGGATTAGCCCCAGTCATTGCAGCAGTAGACGCAGTATTGCTAGCAGTCAAAGCACCTTTAGCAAACGAACCACCAAAGCCACCTAGCGCACCACCCATTAGCGCACCCTGTAATGGATTACGACGATTGGTCATAGCCCCAACACCAGCACCAATCATTGCCATAGTTACCGGATCACCCATTATTTGCCTCCAGACGGTGTAGACGTTGACATAGAAGTTGTCTCCAAAGGCGCACCATAAACAACTTGAGCAGCACGTTGCAATCTTTGTAACGGTATGTCTTGAGCAGCCAATCGACCTTGGATAGCCTGTTGCTCGTACCCTTCTCTAGCCTGACCAACCTGTAACAGTCGCTGGAGATCAGCGTAATCAGCAGCAGACATCTGTGGAGCAGCCTGAGCAGCCGCTACCTGTCTAGCCCTCTCAGCCTCAGCCGAGGAATACGCTAGCTCACCACCTCGTTCCGCTAAAGCACGGGCAAAGATGTCTTGAGCCTTACCAGCCTGTTGACCCATTGCAGCCGAGCCATAACGACCTGCTGAAGAAGCCTGAGATTGTAGGTCTTGGATATTCTGTGTATAACGCTCACCCGCTAAACGATTGGCTTGCTGTAGCGCACCGCCTAGAAACGGATTAACGCCACGACCTTGAATCGTAGCGAGTTGTTCAGCCTGACCAGCACGGAGTAGCGGAGAACCGCCTACAGCCCTCTGTTGAGCCATCTGTAGGGCTTGCTGAGTAGCCGCTGACGGAGATACCGCTAGGGTCTCAGGAGCCGCTGGCATACCCTGATAAAGCCTCTGAGACTCACCTAGCGTATAAGTGATATAAGGCTTAAATGCCGGATCGATTTGCGTTCTTGATGTTTGCGTTTGACCGCCGCCACCACCACCCATATTAAACCTCGCTTATCCACTTTCTAGGCCTGAAACCGTAAGCCTTAGCCCTACGATCCCACCCCGGTCTATGACTTGAGAATGTTAGGTATTTGTTACCACTTTCCCTTGCCATATTTTTGATGAATTGTAAACCTTTTTGCACCATCTGATAATCATTTTCTAACGTCCAAGCACACCAGATATGGAGTTCTTCCCCCAATGGTTGCAATATAAAGAACGCTTTGAAATGGTTATCCTCTAGTCCAACCCATAGGCCAGATTTCTGATTCCAGCAGTCCGTGTACACATCCTCCACGATCCAACTTTCAGAACTGACACTCTTAATTTTGTCTAACCCCGGCTTGACGCTCATCCACCACTTTCTGAGTTGGTCAGGCTCGATATATTTCCATTCTGTCATCCGACGATTATGTATCCGTAAGTTTTGTCAGCCGTACTATTAGCCCAATGACTAATGGTTGCTGATCCTTGTTGTTGAGTAGAAACGTATAAGTTCGTTGTAGCCGATGGTGCAACGTAAGACATCGTAACAATAGCACTAGGAATCGATGGCCTGTCAGGACTTGTACTCGTAGGATATTGTTCTAATGAAACACCAATATCCGTAGTTCTCCAGAATACCTCAACATAATCCCCTGCGTTCATTTCCAGAAAATAATTCATCGCAGTAACTAGGTGACTCGGATCACCCGTACTCTTTCTAGCTGGCATATGGAATCGACTATTGGAACCAGCGACGTTAGTGCCGTTCTTCTTGAACCAAATATCAATGTCCTGACCGTCATTCGTCGTGTTCTTGTATTGGAACGAGAACTGGATGTTGTAAATCCCATAATTCCTGACGTTTAGTCTAGAACTATTGGAAACGTAGATTCCATTGGAATAATCTGTTGTGTTAAAGGTAACTGCGTACCCTGTGGTTGTATTAGCCGCTGTCTGGTCTGTAGAGTCCTGAAACGCCCCATAGGGAGCTGAATCAGCCTCGGCATTAGCAGATACCGGGACAAAGAAAATAAGGCTGTCATAGCCTATACGCGAGTCATTAAGGGTCGTTGTAGTCGCATTACCAGTCGCTAGGGTAATCAGACCTGTGTTGTTGGTCTTTCCGTCCATAATGCCACGAACGACCTCAGCAACAGCCCTCTCATCCCCTCCAAACTGCGGTAATGTCCGAAACTGAGTCATCGATTACCCTGCTTTGTTATCTCTATGTCCGTTCCGACAACTGTTTTCCAGTTATCACCAGTCGGAGTTACCTTGACCCTATGGTAATTACCGTTAGCCCTGAGAGATACCCGATTCTCACTATCAGCAGCTACAGCCGTACCAAACAATACCTGATCCGTTAACAAAGTACGACTCGCTATAGCAACTTGTGCGCTACCACCATCGACTATCGGTTTAGCCAGCGTAATCGTAGAGCGACCCTGATTGATGTCCCCTGAGACCACATAAGCGGCTTTCTTCGAGTTGCCGAACGTAATCACCCTCTGACCACTAGTACCGATCAAAATCAACTGATTACCAGCCCATTGAGGATCATCTAGCGATACCTGCAAGGCATCAATGCTTGCCGAGTAGTTATCCAACTGCTCAAGAGTCACGGTCGCTGACAAAGCAGACGCTACAGAAGTCGCCGTGGTATCAAGATACGACCATTTCCCTAGCGGAATGTTATAAACAAGAATCCCATAACCCCCAGACTGTAGTGGGAAGCACCATAACGCTAGCTTACGGATAGGGTCAACCGTAGCAGAGACTTTTAGGCGTATATCTTGCCGGGAAACACGGTCAAAAAACCAGCGGTTAACCTTTTCCTCGCCGATATTGGAAAAAGACTGACCATTACAGGAGTAAAACCCGTCATCCGCTAGGAAATACGTTATCCCACCGAATTGTGTGACTGATCCCGGAGACATACACCCCAAAGACCGAGAAATTGCGTCAAATTGAAAGAAAAACGGGGAGCCTGAATAGCTCATCCGATATATGGCACGTTCTAGGAATATCAGGCCATACTCGCCACCCGCTAAACCCGTAATATCCCCACCGTCAGGGATAATCTGCGTATCAGACTGAGAGGCTGCACCGGGAGTCCAGTCTGTTTCGTCGTTAATGTCCGACCAATAGACCTTGTTTTCATCACCTGAGACATTCGCAGCCACCACAAAATCACGAACTACTGTCACATACTTAGCAGCAGGAGCAGCAGCAGCCAAATCAGCGAAATAAGTGCTAACACCAAGCTCAAAAGACTGTAATTTATCAGCACCATTAGCTGCAATTACCTTAGCTCCGTACTGAGTAACGTCCCAATACTCAATGTTTGAGTACCCAGTTGTTGTCATTGGGTCTAAGTCTAGGTCAGCCGCATCAAACTTGTACAAGTTAGACGCTGATCCAGCAAAAATCGTCGTTACATTGCCTAGCTTGGCACTAAAAGTTACCAATAATTCAGCCCCAGCAGCATCAGACAGGTTAGATTCCCCGTTAAAAGGTGCGTATCCATTGGTTACTGGATAGCAATTAACGGCCTCTGTGACTGCTCCTGTCACTCCGGGCTGATCTGGTAGCCATTCTCCGAAATTGATCGTTGCCATTATTGTCTAACCCAGTTGTTATTTCCTGCACTTTGGTTTGTCCAGACGCTATCACCACTAGGAACAACCGTCCATGTATCAGACGATGGAGAAGGCTGAGACCATGTATTTGATCCAGCAGACTGAGCATCCCAAGTATTAACGCTAGGTGTCGTATCAGCCCATTCCGCACCAATATTGTCACCAAAGCACGACAGAATAGCTAGACCATTAACCGATGCTGAACCACCCATGATTCGAGATGGTGAGCAGATAACAGTAGCATCCACCTCAATCGATGCAAAACCTTCGTACTCAACACCACCGTTAGCCGTTACAGTCGCATCACCTGTAATCTGACCTGATCCAGTCCTGACCCGAATACCATTAGCCGTAACCGTAGCAGCACCAGATACAGCAGCGTTACCAAGCTGAATCCGAATTCCTGTCGCAGTAACCGTCGCAGTTCCACTAACAGCACCGCTACCTGCATACACCGCAAAACCAGCCGCTGCTACCGTTGCCGATGCTGTAATACTCGCTGAGGCTGATGCAACAATACCGCCTAGAGCCGTGACTGTAGCCGTACCAGATATAGCAGCAGCAGCATTTTGAATTCGTATTGCGTCTGCTGTAACAGTCGCTGTACCGCTGACAGCACCACTCGTAAACCTAATCCTAAAAGCACTTACCGTAACCGTCGCACTAGCCGAAATACTCGCATCGCCAAACAATACAGCCCCACCTAGTGAGGCAAATGGAGACTGAGCTAATGCGCTAATCCCAAACATTTAGACAATCACCCATCTAGCACCAGTCGGAACCGTTACCGTCACCCCTGTGTTTAACGTGACGTTCCCAGAACTCAGACCATTGTAATTCGTTGGCAAAGTCAAAGATGTAGCTACAGTATTAGCATTTAGGAAAATGCCGTTAGACGCAGCAAATGAAGCATCGTAAGCAATGTCTGAGGCATCCCCATATACCGCTTTACTTGATGGATACGTTACGAATACGTCTTTGCTATTGGCTGCAAAGTTAATCGCTGCTGTAGTGCCTGAGCTATTCGATAAGATCGTATCCCTAGATAACGTCGTGCCGCTAGACGTATATGTGCCGATACCGACTTCCCATGTTCCAGCAGTCGTATCAACAATGGCGTAGTACGTTGTATTCGCATTGCCAATGTCAGCAAACGAGCGAAATCCTGACGCAGCACCAGCTAACGTCAAAGTACCAGTACCGGAAGTCGTACTGGTCTCTTTGATCCTATCCTTTACGACCAAAGGCATGATTTATCCTTATGCCAGAGTGACGCTCAAGCTACCGATAGCAATCTTGAAAATATCGCCGTTATCAATCGTCTTGGATGTATCTAGGGCTGTGTGATACAGCAGGTTTCCGCTAGTCAAGGCATCGTGGATGCCAATCCAGCCAACCGTACCCCAGTTACCAGTAGCCTGTGGGAACTCTACCGCTGCACTATTCGTTGATACACCGTTACTAGGCGAACCAAAAGTCACCGCAGTCCGAGCATACGAACCACCGGATACCTCAGTACCGCTACCAGCATCAGTCGGGTCAGAAGTAAAAAGACCAACATAAACCGTTGCAGGGCTGGTGTAACTGGTATTTCTCAGAGTCGCGTTAATCAGCGCGTTCTCAAGATAATTCGACATTTCTGCCATGATTTACCTCACGTTATAAGACATAGACATAGGCTGACCGCTGTACTCACTTGATTGGTCAGAGTTCGTAATCGTCGTTACAGCACGATCATATAAGGTTGCCCATGTCTGGATACGGGCATCATTCATTAAGTACGGCTCTGCTTCCGCTAGCGACGCATACAGCAAAGCATCAGGATAATTAGCTAGGAAGATGTTGCTAGCGTTCGTACTAGACAATAGTGGAGGCTTGCCGTAGTACAACATCTGAAGCACATAAGTGCTGTCTGGAGTTGGTGCTAGCTGTATCTCAGAGCCTAGAATTGTGTAATCGACTGGCTTACCTCCATCCGTTACGCGAGACTCAGCGTAGAACGAATTAGGAGCCTTGTAGCGCAATGTAGTCACCGGATTCGTATTCAGGTGAATATCGCGCATCTCTAAGAAGTCTGTCGGCAGTCCAACAGTAGAATCACCGCCTGTCGTTGATGCCGTTGCGACAATCAACATCTGCCGAGTTCTCAAGTCTCGACGTAGCCTTTCCTCAGCTAGTCGGATGAAATCGGGGATAACCGACGTTAGATCACTACGGGCTAGATAATTTCCTACCGTAGTCCTTAAATCCGAATAGCTAGTAAATGGCATATTATTCCTCTAACTGCTCAAAGTCCTTCCAGCCATATTCGTATGTACCTATGTGCCTAATGTGCATCGATAGCTCATGGTCTACATACGTCTGAAAGCCCTCAGAACCAGCCTTGACGCAGAAATATACATCCTCACCACATACACCGTTAGAACCCCATCCAGCATCAAACCAAGGTCTACCAGTCTTCTCAAATACTTCCTTGCGGATCATTACAGCACCAAACCCAACCGCTGTAACTTCCTCGATTCCCTCTTTACCGCGAGAATCTACATTAGACCACCTACGAACCTCAGTATCCCCATCCATGTACCTAGTCAAAATCTTTGCCGTAGGTGTGACAGGCTTTCTCCGAGTCGTAGCATTAACCCCAACAATAGGCACATCGCGGCTTAACATGATGCTAATGATGTCGTGTGGGAACCGCATATCGCTATCGATAAACAGCAATGCTTCACACCCTTCACTCAAAGCAACCTGTGCTAGCTTTTCCCGTTGATCGAAAATCAGCGTTCCCGGCATTGTGTAAAGGCTTAGTCCACCCTTACCGTCCTTGCAACGAACTGACGCATCGTGTGCAGCCATCCTCGCAAAGTCGAAAGCAAAACCAGTATGAACCTCATCCCTACACGGTACGCAAACTCCTACTCTCATACAGTTCCCCGGTACGTTTTCCACACAGCATTATCAGGATCGTTCAGCCACCTAGCAAATCCGATCTCATCCACCACGTTAAATCCCTTCATAACCCCTTGCTGATTCAGTACGTCAATCACCGTAAAGGGTATTCTGGCAACGTGATGAAGCTCGTTTAGGTGTCCTTGTCGAGATTTGTCGTAGTCCAGTTGCCGCTTATTGGCCTCGATAATCTCGGTTACATCCTGTTTAGTCTCGATGACAATCCCACCATCACCGTCTTCAAATGCTGTTTGAGTCCGTATCGGAGTACTCATAAATCCTTTCGTAGGTAGCCCCCACCGTTAGGCAGGGGCTATTTGCTACTTATTACAGAGCCATGTTCAAGTCAGCAACGATGCCATGAGCAGCCTCGTTCTTGACTTCTAGAGTAACTTCAGCCAGAAGCTGAGTGTTCTCGCTGTCACCAGTCTTAGCCAGATCATTAGTCTGGAATGGACGTAGATATGCGAGTGCTGCGTACTCAGGATCAAGGATCAGAGCATCGCGTGCGCGCATGAAGCGGTTAGGAACAACCGACATCGTGCCAAAGTCCGACATATAAACGTCAGCCGCACCGATAATGGTGGTCGGAGTATTGCCCGGAGCCATGTAACGCTGTGCAGCGATACCAGCAAACGACGATACCTTCTGCTTACCAAGTGCGCCAACCATCAGAATCTTAGGCGAACCACCTGATACGAACACCTCGGAAACAACAGTCTTCAGCAGAGCCTCGGTAAAGGTACGAACAGTACCGTCAGTACGGGTCGATACACCGATAGTTGCTGGATCGGAACCGTCAGAAGCCTTGTCCGAGTTAGTCTTGATCCACGACAGGATCGAACCCATAGTACGAGCGATAGTGGACGAACCAGCCGAACGACCTTGGTTAGCCAGCAGGATAGTTTCCAGATCGCGCTTCAGTTCAGCAGAAGCCTTAGCCAACTGATAAGCCTTTTCCGACTTACGACCAGCCTTGTTTACTGTGTCCAGAGTACCCGAAACCTGAACGGTCTTCTGGATGATCTGGGTGTAGTTACCAAGACGAACGGTTGGTGACAGGGTTGCCGATGTAGCGTCAGCACCTTCAATCGCAGCGTTAGCTGTAGTAGCAGCAGCCAGCGAATCAGTCTGCCACTCGTGATACACGGCGGTAGCTTTGGTCTTGCCAATCGAAGACATAAATGGTGTCTCAGTTGGCGAGATGTCATAGATGATGTCGGTCAAATCTTCCCGCTGACCAATCGCGGTATGTGCTGTAAATGTAGGCATGATAGTTCCTTATAAAAAACGTTCAAACGCTTTAGCGGCATCAGCGACCCTTCCGGTCTGCTTTGCCCTAGCCTTTAGTTTCTTCATCTCGTCGCTGCTATCACGAGGCTGTGAAACTCCTGACTTAATTACCTTCGGAGCCTCATTAACCTTCTTCGTGATTCCCGGCTTTGCAGACTGTAGCTTGTCGTACTGCATTGCCTTCCACAACGTTAATACTGCACGCGAATCGTAAACATTCGCTAATTCTTGCTCTGAGAATCCCGCCTTTACCCCGAATTCACGGAGTTCACGACGTAATGTCTCGCCTTTCTGCGGGTCAGCATACTCAGGGATTACCTCTGCCAGCTTACGAGACTCAGCCTGTACTACCTGACCAAGTTGCTCCTGCTGCTCCCTCTGTTGCTGATCGTAAATCCTAGCCTGTTCTGCTCGAACTTGGGCTAGTTGCTTCTCCCGCTGAGACAATTCTGCGACCTTAACTGCGTAACCGATAGGATCGGTTTCCTTCAGATAGTCCAGATTCTCAGTTTCCGGCTGCTGGTTAAGCATCTGCTCAATGACCTGCAACCGTTCCGCATATTGGTCGCGGAGATACCTAGCTTCCTCGATACGCTGACGTTCGGCCTCAACAACCTTGCGTTCTTCAGCTACAGCTTGCGATTTCTTCGTATAGTCTGTGCCAAGTTGATAAGACTTGATAAGCTCATCGAGCGTTACCTCCCGTTCTTCGCCAGCGGCTTTGACTCGGTATTTAGGCTGCTCTTGCTCATCCTCGCCTTCATCTTGTTCTACCTCCGATTCATCGTAAGATTCCTCGGATTCGGCTTCGCTATCATTGGCTTCGAGTTGGGTTTCAGGTTGTTCCTGTTCGGAGCCTTCTTCCGTACCCATAAGACCCATGATAGCGTCGGCTGCACCACCTACGTCTAACTGAGTATTCCCTTCCGGGGTCATACTTCCAGTATCGCTCATATATTGTTTCCTAAATTATATCGGGAACTGCCCGACTCAGTTACAAAATTTTCAGCCGCTTTTCGTCTATCAGCTTCTGTGCCGATAGCCCTTCAAGGTAGGCTTCAATCTTCTCTAATGCCCTTAGCTGGTGGTAAGCATCTTCCCTTACGTTAGCCTCGCTAGCAGCACTCATCGCAAACTTACTAACCTCTACTGACCGGAGTTCTTCCATCATTGCCTGAAAGCCCTCATCCCTTAGTAGATTCTCAGCCCATTGGGATTTATTCATTTTTGTATTTTTAGCAATGAAGGATTTTCAAAAACAACACTCTGCGATAAACCACCACTAACTCCAGCATCCGGCATTTTTACGGCATCATATTTAGAAAACAGTTCACTTAAGAAAGCATTTTGTGTTCTTTGACCACCACCGACTTGATACATTTGACCAGTCATTAAATCATTTAAGAATGTTTCAAATGGATAGTATTTGTCTGTGATTCCGGCATCTTTTGCTGCTTTTTTAATCGCACTTGTTGTTGTTTTATCAAGTTTATCGTAATCAGAGAAATCAATCATTTTTTTAGGACTTGCTTCTGCTCTTATCAAATTTTTACCATATACGGCAGCATCAGCAGCAAAATTCTCTGGAGTTGTATAAATGTGTTTTGCAGTTACGCCCATCCCACGCTGGAATTCATCAAACTGAGCATTTGTTCCATGAGCAACTTTGAACGGAGCAGGATTTTTAATAACAGTACCAGCAAACCCCATCGCTAGGTTCTCAGTACGTTGCCGCATGGCATCCATAGCAGCCATTTGCTCAGGAGTCGGCTGTCTACCTGCAAGCATGGCATTTTTACCCTGAACCGCTAACGCATCCTGTCGATTGATGTCTCTGGCTGACTCGTTAATCTGACGCGCATACTCTTGCGGATTGTCCATCAGCAAGCCAACATTAGCCCTAGTGGACTGTTTAGCCCTGTCTACAAACCCTAGAATATCACTCAGTAAGCCAGCCATTACATCTGATTCCCAGTCAGATTACCTAGCTCTTTAATCGCCTTCAAAACAATATCAGCCTGTTTGTTACGGCTGTCCTCGTCAGCAATGTCCATCGCCAAGATAGCCTGAAGTTGTTTAACAGCTAACTCAGCCTCTTTGATCCGCATCTCGGAAGCAGTACGCTCCTTCTGCATCGACAATTCAATACCCTTACGAGTGAACTCAGCCTCTAGTTGCTCTCTCTGCAACTCTAGTTTTGCAGCCTCAATCTGAGCCTTAGCTTCGGTCTTTTCTCTTTCTACCTGAGCCAGCATCTGAGCTACTTCAGCCTGAGCATCTGGAGCAGGTGGCTGTGGCTGAGACAATGCGTCGTTCAGTTCAGGACTGATCTCGTTAATGAACGCCTTAGCATCCTTGAAACCAGCCGATTCAATCAGTCTCGCTAAGGTATCTCGGTACTGAGCCACAGATACCACAGGATTCGATGCGCCGAACTGAGTCAGAATCTGCTCTTGCTTGGCAAGGATCATTTGCAACATAGCCAGTTTCTGCTCACGATCCCCTGAACCCAGACCGACGTTAATCGCTACATCGTACTGATTAGTCCATGTCCGAGGATCAAACGTTACAAATCGACCTCTCATACGGACAATCTTGGCCTGATCCTGATACTTGCCCAATAAGTGCAGAATCCCCTTAAACAAGCTCTTAACGCCTGTCTCAGCAAAGATTCGAGCAATTAACTCCAGCTTGCCAGAGTTCGACTTCATCATCGCGGCAATAGCCGTAGCCGAGACGTTGTTCATTACGTCAGGATCAAGACCCTGCTGCTGGTCGCTAACGCCTGTACGCTTGGCCTGAACCTGATCCATGTACTCAAGCAATGGGAAAGCCTGAGCCGTTACAGCAGGAACCTCGATAGGCACAATCGCACCAGCCTGTTTCATCCTGACAATACCGCCCGGAGTTGCATTAAGAGCATCATCCAAGTTGACCTGACCATCGACTACACCCAGACGGGCATTGTTCGTGAGATACAGGTTATCCAGCATCTGACGAGTAACCGTGGACTTGATTAGCTGGATGTCCATTGTCCGGTCTGCTAGAGACTGTCCAAAAAATTTATGCGGGATCGGAATCGGACAAAGGCTATGGAACGGTACTAGATCACATTCCTCGTCATCCAAGATTTCGTTGCCAGCGTAAACAATCTTACGCAGTTCAGCGATTCCATCACCGTTAACGTCAATCTTGATGTAGCACTCGTAGACCTCACAAACCTGCATCGTTGGGTCGAGGCTGATGTTCTCATCCGGCTGCTCACCCTGACTGAATCGAGCAATACGCTCAGTCGTGAACTGAAGATCGTCGTAACTAGGTAATCCCTCTACGATGTCCTTATCGAAACCCATTGCTATGAGTTCAGAACGAGTCATCAAGCGACGATGAGCCACAAACGGGCTATCCTCAATAGTTCTTGCCGATTTGCTAATTAGGAATTCTTCTGGCGGTACGTTCTCAATCTTGACGCAGCCGTACTTCTTAACCTTCTTAACCTTGACCGAGTAGTAAGGAATCTGGATAGGCATACCCATCATATCCACACCACCGTCAACCATCTCTACCTTCTGGCTCACTACCTCAATGGCAGGATCAGACAGCAATAAGGCTAGCTCATCTTCGGTCAGGTTCTTGTAGGACTCTTTATTAACGTCCTCTTGGGCTTCCCAATACGCCTTGACCACGCCAACCTTCATCATCAGCGCATCTTTGAACCAGTTGTGCAGGATGATTAGACCGTCATTCTCACGGTAGAACACCCAATTACAGTAGTCTGTGGCCTGTTTAGCGGACTCCTCATCTTCTGGAGTCTGAGGCTCAAAAGAGACAATATCCTCGGTAGTCGTAAAGACCCGGATAAGTTGGGGCAATGCACCGTCGATAGCCTCAGCTACCTCACCAGTTACGATCTGGCTACGGCCTTCTACCTCGTTACCATACGGATAACGTAGGTAATACTCTAGTGCTTTGGATCGCTGATCCGTAGTCTCGGTATCAATGTATCCGATGGAGTTATCGATCTCATTCTCGATAATCCCCTTGATTTGACCCTCATCCATCTTCATAGCAAATCCTTATGGGTTTTGCCTATTATACAATCCATTTTGTAGAAATTGGCAACGATGTCTGCCATGAACTATCGCCCTCGTCAAGACCTATCGCTAGGTATCTAAAGCTGTCTGCCATATGTGATGACCAATCGTGGAGTGGCTTTTCATAGAATATCTGCCGCCTCTCGTCGTGTTCCCTGCGGTAGTTCCGTAAGGCATCTAGTCCCGGCTTAGTCCTCGGATGGAACCAGCATCTAGGCAACAGTCTCCTGACAGCCTGAATCCCGTCAGCTACAGGCAATCTAGGAGCAACCGTTATGGATAGCCCTGCTTCCTCTAAGACTTCCTTACGGCTCTTGCCTGTGCCTAGTTCCCTTACCTGTACGTCATGGGGCAGGATTTGACTGAACCCTGCGTAGTCATTGTCTTTTAGCCAACGTACGTACCAATCTAGTCCCTGTCCATGGTTTTCGACGCAATCGAGTAGTCGAACCTCTTTTCCAGCCAGTTGTGCAACCCATAGAGCAGTCGAGTCACCCATTCCAAGATCCCAAGCAACAAAGCTACGGCAGAGATCATCACGAGGAAAATCACTAATATGACCATTCCCTTCAAGATCGTTAATGATTTTGCCATAGTAGCTGCCCTCAACCGCTGCGTTAAAGGAACACTCGAATTCCTGATTGTACTTGTCCTCACCCATCTCTCGATAGGCAGCCTTTAGCTCGGACTCAGGCAGTATCTTGGTCTGGCTAGCCTTGTACTCTAGGTACTTCCAGCCTTCTTCAGACTTGGCTCTGTCAGCTAGTTCAGCGAAATGGTTAGCACCTTTAGGAGTGCCAATGAAGCAAGCCCACCCAAGACGGTCGGCAAGAGCAGGTCTGAGGATTTCGTTCCAAATTCTCGGATTCTGATCGCCAACTTCGTCGATAACCACGCCATCAAAGTACTGACCGCGAAGGCTATCAGGATTGTCAGACCCATAAAGACTAACCCTACGCCCCCAAAAATCAACCCGTAACTCAGCAATGTTGGCAGTTGCATTAAGTGGCCTTGTGTACTCTAGTAGGTAATCCCAAGCGACTCTCTTGGCTTGGCTGTAGGTAGGTGCTATGTAGGCAAACCGTGGGTTAGGCTTGTCGCACTCTATCGCGGCTTTGATAAGGTGATTGATTGCGGCTACTGTTTTGCCAGCACGACGGTGCATAACGGCAACAACAAACCGCTGATTGTCTAGCGCATCATGTAGCTCGTGCTGGTGCGGTCTAGGATCGTACGGAATCAGGATTTCTTCCAATTTGCCCCTGCCCATATTTGATAAATCGTTGACTTGTGAACGCCAAACTTCCTAGCCAATGCCGTTCCAGTCCCCTTTTTACCGCCTTTAGCCGCTTGGATTTCTCGTGCCTGTTCCTCGTTTAGCTTCGCCCACTTCGCATTTTCGCCTGAATTATCTGGGATGAAATGCCTACCCATCCGCAGCATATCAGCCGAGTTTTCTTTGTAGGTTCCTGCTTCTAAGTGGCTTGGATTGACGCAAAATGGATTACCGCACTTATGCAGGACTATCTTGCCATCTGGGATTTCTCCCTTGTACAGCCGATACGCAAGTCGGTGGGCTTTCTCATTACCCTCGCCACGCCTTCCACGGCCTATTACCCCATAGCCATGCTCGTTTGCCGCACCTGTCCATATCCAACAAGGCATGAACGGAACACGCTCGACTTTAGACTCGAATCTGGCTGCTATCTCAGTCACTTCACATACCCGCAGTTCAGGCACTTGTTGTTCACTAGGAACGCGCTGCATTGTGGGCAATTTACTGGCTTATAGCTCATTTCCGTCCTCCCCATCTCACAATATGTTCTTGGGCTTCACCATCCTTACCCGTTACCTCTGTCCTAGCCAGCTTGGGTATATGGTACTCAGATAGCTTCTGCATTAGGTCTAATGCCTTAGCTGGATCAGGCTTTAACCCTAGCACCTCATCGCCCTCAGCTACCCTCTGAAGCCATCTGTCCATGTAAGGCACGTTCTTCTCTAGCAGAGTAGCAATAGCATTACGCACTACCGCAGTACTCTTATTAGGCACTCCTGCTGGCCTACCCTTACCTGCGTTAGTTAGCCCCGGATACGCTGTAACTTCTTCCTCTTTACTGTGTTCTGTTTCCATTTTTGCATTACCTCTCAGGTGTCATGCGTATATCGCTTCGTACATATCTGGGCGGTTTTCTAATATCCACGCCCTCGGTTCTTCGTGACATTTTTTGAAATCAACACCTACGGTCTGAGAGCCAGCGTGATGCACATAAGCCCTGCTGACGAAATGCTGATAACCCGCCACGTTCAAGTCATGGCATATTATATTATCTGAATACCAATTAGTTGACGGAAACTTAGCGACTTCCCATGCTTCCCGGCTTATCGACGCGAAAATAGGCGCAATTACCGGAGTCAGCTTGATCTGATGCTCACTTTCCCACCTCAACCCCAACCTTCTGTCCCCTTCTACCGGGAATCTTATGTTCTGATCCGGCAACACATAGTCACTTCTTGCACCTAAAAATCCGTATTTCACGCCACGAGATTCCAGAATTCCCGCATCTGCCCGCATTAACGATAGCGTATCTGGATTAAGAACCACATCATCGTTAGCTAAAATCAATGAGTCGTAGTTTCCATCTTTGAAAGCATAGTCTACCGCTGCGTTATAAGCATCCCCAAAGGTGGAACCATTATTCGGTATCACCTTATGTGTCGTTTTTATCGGGTTTTTTGAACTTATGTAGACTGGTATGTCCTTAGCGTAAACATTGATCGATTCCAGCAATACCGAAATACCGGGGTTTCCTACCGTGCAAATGACTATTCCTTGCATAAAATGACACTCATCGAATCCACAGCCCTCGGCGTTCTCAGTATCTCTGCGTCTGTTACTTTCTTTTCTGCTAACTCGTTGCCGTACTCGGACAGGTTAAACGCTAGTTGCTTCATGTAAAACCGATCTCCCCAACCTAAGTACCAATGCCAGTCTGTGTAGTACAGCCAGCTATTCTCGTTGAACGCCCTTACGTGAGTCGGGTCTTGCCACGCCCCTAGACTTAGCTCGTAAGGAACGTGAATGTGGAACTCACCCCTAGCTTTCAGCAGATTCTTGCAGTTCGTCATCGCGGCTACTAAGTCCGGGATATGCTCCAGCACATCGTTAGCAATGATCTTATCGAACATATACGGCTTGATCTGCATTTCCCCGAACCGAGTCGCTATGATCTCGCCAAAGTTCACCCTAGAAATGTCTGTCACCCAGTCCGGCTTGACCCTAGCCTGAATGTCTGCGTTTAAGCAGTCATCCCGCCAATCCTTACCAGAACCTAAATTAAGCGTTAAGGGCTGCAATTAAGTCCTCTACCTTGTCTGAACACAGTAACGGGATTAAATCGTTTATACGGGCTTCTGGTAGTTCCCACCAAGGATTCTCTAACAGCTTGTCTATCTGATCCCCGTTGAAACGGTACTTTAAGACCTTAGCTGGATTCCCACCGACTACCGCATAAGCAGGGACATCCTTTGTAACCACAGACTTAGCCGCTAGGACAGCACCGTCACCTATCGTAACGCCAGACATAATCGTACATCCCGACCCTATCCAAACATCGTTACCAATGACAACATCGCCTTTAGTACCCGGATGCCCTTCACCATGCCAAGGGAATACATCCTCATGAATATGCCCAAAAGGGTAGGTCGTTACCCAATCTGTCCTGTGATTCCCGCCTAAAAATATCTCGACGTTATCGCCAATCGAGCAGAAAGACCCGATCCGAATGTCTGCTTCCTCGCCCCAATGACGAACCCGGACGTTCTCCAGCCCGTAGGTATATCTCATTTCTTCTTGTTTCTTGCGGATATTGCGGCTGCTTTAGCCTTGGCATCAGCCTTAGAACTAGCTCCCCATGCCTGTAGGCTTAGAAGTAATCTAGTAGGCTCACCGTTAGGCTTACGCTCTGCTCCGGGCATATTACCCATCCGGGCTAGAAATGAAGCACGACGAGGGTTATCGCCAGATTTAACAGGAGGCTTAAGATTAGAGCCGGGATTTGCAGCCTCGTAGGACTTTCTGCCCTTTTCATTCAAGCCACCTTTAGGGTTCTTCCCGGCCTTTTTAGTCCATGCTGCGGCCATTTTTACCCCGCTTCTGCTTACCCATAGGAATCTTGATCTCGATTTCTATCTCATTAACACCATTTTTCTTTTTTTCTTTTTCTTCGTCGAGATATTCTTTTAGCAACTCTTTGTCAGATTTCTTCTTTCCGTTCTTCATTTTTTCTTCCTCGGCTTGGCTGTCTTAGCGGCTTCCTTAAAGTCTGCCTTAGTAGGCGCACCCTTGGAGCCTACCTTACGCATCTTCTCGCCAGAACCTTCAGCGATACGTTCACGTTTTCGGTGGATATTGGCGTATAGGCCGGACTTCATTTCTTCTTGCCCTTCTTAGCCATGCCAGCTTCACTTAAAGCAATAGCTACGGCTTGCTTAGGGTTAGTTACGACCTTGCCACCCTTGCCTGAGTGCAGAGTTCCCTCTTTGTACTCACCCATGACCTTACCGACCTTCTTTTGAGCCTTAGACATCTTTTTCATTTAGCAACTCCATCACTAAGTCTTGCAGTTCAGATTCAGTCACGGAATACCGTCGCTCAAATGCCTTACGACCCAAACCGTGATACCCAGTATTACCCCTATGATGCTCAGGACAAAGGGGAATAGCGTTAGAATGAGAATTCCTGACTCCCAGTCCTAACCCTATCCCCCTTATGTGATGAATCTCAGCAGGAGTACCTGCGTATCCAAGTTTGTAACATAATATGCAACCTATGTCAGCAATCTCGGATAAGAATTCACGTTCTTTTTTCCGCAAGCGCAAACCTCTTAGACGGATAATTTACAAACGACTCGCCTTCGTTACATTCCTCACAGCAGGTAACGATCTCGCCGGATAAGTCCCTAGCCCTCGGAACCTCATCCCAATCTACTACCCAGCCGCAATACTCACATTGTGCCAAATTGCTATCGTCTGGTACGTTATCTTGTAGGTCAGTCATGGCGAACCTCGCTTTAGTAATGTTTTAATTGTTTTGTTGCCCCACCTATTAGCTTGTTTTCGCATTTCCGCCATGTGTTCCGGTGTGCGTCTCCCTCCGGCTAATTCTCCGGTGTCAACAACTTTTTCGTGCGTTGTAAAACGTATGCTGCAACTATCGCAAATGTGCCGCCGCCTAACATGCGATTTAAGTTGGCGTGTGTCCATCACCGTTGACCTAGAATTACAGTTAGGACATTTCACAATGCGCCTCCCGCTCCATGCGGATAATGTCATCTCTGGTCATTGTGTCACCCTATCCATAGTCCGATTAGAAGCCTCCTGACTGCGCCACACATCGATGCGAGCCTGTGCTGCTATCAATTGCCATCTAAGCTCCTCAGCAGCCTCCACAGCCGCCTGAAGCCCCTTTAACAAGGCTTGATACTCTGGATGAGCGTAAGCCTGATTCTCCCTGTCAGCTACCGTATTTCCGATAGCCTGACTGAACAGGATTGCTTTCTTGCTCTTGCGAAACTCCTCAAGGTACGTTACCTCAGCCTTAGCCTTAGCGTAAGCCGTAGAGTTTTTGTAAATGAAATCGATTGCTTCGTGCGGATTAACTTGCATATAGCACCCGACCAATAGCGATTTGTAATGCCTCAACCAGCTTGTCAGCGTTCTCTGGAGTTATGCAGAGATTGGCACTACCGTTTCTGACTATGATGTTGACCCAGACATCCTCGCCTATGGTGTCAACGTAAATGCCTGTGTGCTGCTCTACACCTTCAATTTTGATTGATTCCATGTTGTTCCCCTAGAACGCCGGGGTTTCCCCCGGCTGGTTGATTATTGTTTGCCAAAGCTTTGAATGAATTGTTGAAGTTTGGCAACCTCTGATGCTGCCCATTCGTATTCTGCTTCGCCTAATTCGCCAATATACGATTCGTTGTTGAGATGGCCAGACTCAAAAAATGTTGATAAGACATATTTTGCTTCGGCAACAACTTCTTTGCGCGTATAACTTTCAAGGGTTCGCTTGTCATCATTGCTGATGTTTTCTAATGTGACTCGCAATTCGTCAATGTTAAGCGCATCGTTCCACATATTTGCGCGCTTGGTACGCTGCCTGACATTTTCATGATTGGTCAATGTTTGCATTTTGTTCCCCTTAGAAATCCCGCTGTGTGCTGCGGTATGGACGTATCTTCTCAAAACTGTTTCGGAGCGTCAACAAATATATTTCTATGGGTAAATGTATTGCTATAGGTAAATCCTATCCCTGCTATTTCCAAGGGTTTAGCTTCTCTTGATCCATGACGTAGGTTTCTCCATGCCCTAAGTTCTTTAGATTTTCGTCTTTGATTAGCTGACTCTTTCTCGTCCATCCGGGGAAAGTTACGCTCTTGCCATTAACGATAGCCAGCACATAGACATCTACATCGTCGTTTAGTTTGGTCGTTGCCAATAACCTACCATCTTTGTATTTGGTTGTTTTTATGTCAATCCGCTGTCCCTTGAAAAGACAGTCGTAAGACCCTGACCTAGTTTTAGCGATTAAGTCTGGAAAGATATTGTGTAGCTTACAAAATGCGTACTCGCCAATGATCCCTGTTAAGTCTGTCTCTAGCGCAGACTGATTGCCCATTTGACGGTCTTTGGTATTGCTAGCCCTAGAAACCATATTCCTCATGGCTGCAACCATTACGCATAAATCGTAATCTTCATCCGTTATCGTTATGGTCTTCATGGCTCCCGACAAACCTCTTTCACCGCTTTAACCGCATCGATTACGTTAGTGACAATAGCTACCTGACCTTTCCAACTGTGATGCCATAGCACCTGATCCGGGGTCAGCTTGGCCTTATCGTCCTTCTTTATCTCCAGCAGGACGTTCTTGCCCTTGTATCCCACCAGAATGTCAGGACAGCCTTTCCCTACGGTATGCAGATGCTCAACTTCCATCCCCAAACGTCTTAGCTCTTTGACAATTTGTGCTTGCGTTGAATCAACCCGTTTATAAACCACGCCAATCTCCCCATTTACCTCGGTTTCCACGTTCCCACTCAATCCGGCAATCTCGCTCTAACTTATCAGCAGCTTCATCGCCCCTCTTTTGTCTGACTTTGACCAGATAGTCCATTGCCTTACCCCTGTCCTCAGTACGCCAAGCTAATATTTGACGGACTTCAGTTTGATGTCTGAATAGTTCACTACTTTTATCAATTAACATGATTCCAAGCCTTATTTCGCTTGATGTTTGAAATTAAAGCTCGTGAGACATTAAATTTTTTTGCCAACACATGAGATGATTCATCGCTAACCTTTATGAGTCTTGCAATTTCTTCATTTATTTTTGCGTCCGATCTTTCACTTCCTTTTTTGTTGATTGGCTTGTAATGCGTACCATGAGCCATTGCATCTCTTACGTTGTCTGATCTGGTTCCATATCTCAAATTATTTACGCAATTATTTTTTCTGCTGCCGTCTGCATGACAGACCTCTTTTCCTTCTGGCTTAACGCCAATAAATGCTTCAGCAACAATTACATGGATAAATTTTTGAACTCTACAATCTTTTTTTCGTAGCGTTGTAAACAGATACCCATGATGGTCTGATCCTAAAATTATTTTTTCATTAATTTTGAGTCTTACATCATTTTTCCTAACAATAATTCGCTCAAGTGACTTTAATCTTCCCAATGAAGATACTTTGTAAATTCCTTCAAATCCAACAACATCTTTCCAGATTTCATCCATGACTATCACCTATGCCTGAAAACTTCCTCGGTTATCAAAGTCAATTCTCGCCCCTATCCTCTCCACAAACTGCTGACTTAGACTGTCGTACCAAAGTCCGTACCATTCCTGACCGTCACCATTCCTCTGCTTCTCGCACATTAGGAAAGTATCCGGCTGAGTCTCGTCTATCTGCTCACCCCGGTTCTTCTGGTTTTCTTTTTTCTTGTTTCTCCAAACCAAAAAGACGTTATCCACCTGATCCGAGATACTTCCAGACCCTTTAAGGTCGTTCTTGTTCGGCTGTGTCTCGTCCGACTGCTGCTTGCGGATATGGTGGACTAGATGAATATGGACGTTATGATCCCTAGCCAATGCCGTTAGCTCGTCGATAAACGATTTCTGACCGTTGAAGTCATCCTCGTTCTTGACGCACTTCATCAGGCTGTCGATAACGATATGCTTGACCTTTAGCTCAACAGCGCAGTATCTCGACATAGCAATCACCTTCTCCGGTGACGTAGTTCCCTGCTGGTCGTAAAGATACATCTTGTCGGATAGAAACTTGTCCATCCGGTCAACCATCTTCGTGATAAATCCTGCCCTGTCATGCGTCAACGGATCATCCAGAGATTCCCCGGAGAACTGTCTCAGCATCCTCTGTAGCGTCCTCTCAGGCTTCATCTCAAACGATGCTATGCAGACTGATTGACCCTGCTTGACCAGACTCAACGCTATCTGACCCGTGATGAGCGACTTACCACCACCGTTAGAACCAGCGTATACAGTTACCTCACCCTCACGATAGGCAAAGGAATCATGTGTCTTAGTCCAAGGCATAACGACTTTCTTCTCTACCGTTTCCGACAGGTAAGCATCTTTGATGGAATCTAGCCAGTCAGAAGCCTTCTTGACCCGTATCGTTACGTCGTTGGAATGTAGATACTTCTCAACGTCAATACTCTCTGACTTTAGGATTCGAGCCTTCCTAGCCTCGTCTAGTTCTATTGCCCGTGATTCAAGACTCATAGTTTCCCCTAGTTAATGTAACTAACAGCTTCGTTGATTCTGGATACAGCCGTTTTAAGCCGTTTTCTGTCTACTTCCGATACCTGCCTACCCTCGCTCAAATCAAACGCCGCTACGGACGTTAGAAGTGCCTCAAATTGGATTATTTTCAGCAAGTCTGATGCGTAAAACGGTCTTCGGACTGGTTTATTAAAATGTTTTTCCTTGAGGGAACTTAGATTGTTGTCGTTAGGAAATAGGTCTGTCAAGTCCATTCCTACCGCTTCAACGACTTGTTGCGCTGAACATCCGGCAAAGCACTTGAGCAGGATTCGACCATCATCAGTCTCCGTTATGGCAAGGCTTGGCGATCTATCAACGTGAGCAGGACAGCAAGCTACCCACCTACCTTTTGAGCCTTTAACCTTTTCCAGCTTGTTTAGTAAATCGCCAATCATAGAACTCGTCTCCCCATAGAAACATTGACGTTAGGTACGACCTCATCTTTCCATCGTTTGCCATTGAGCCATGTTGACGCATGAGGAACGTATTGAACATCTTTGGTAAGCAATCCTTGTTCACGTACAGCATTTATCAACATAGAAACAAATGTTTCATCGACTTTTAATTTCTTAAATGCTTTCCAACCGGCTTCTTTAGCTTTCTTGTTTGGATAGACATTCCAGAATTTCAAAAAATGATCGTTATATTCTTCTTTTGAAGATGAAGATGAAGATGAAGATGAAGATGAAGATGAAGATGAAGGGGTTGGATTTTGCTTAACCTCTTGGATAACCTTAAGGTTAACCTTATCACCATTTATTAGTGCTGGATTTCCACCGAGTTTTCCACCTAAAGCTCTGATTTGTCTAAGGCTTTCATCCCGGATCATCCTACGGCTGCATATAGTCCCATCTTCAGTAAGGTCATAGACACCTGCATGATGTAGCTCTTTTAGCCAACCTTCGACAACCTCTAAGGTTTCCCCAACCATACGGGCAAGGTTTACTGGATGGATAACCTTATCCCCAACCTTAAGATGTCCGTAAGGATTACCTTCGTGCATGAAACAGATCATGTCTATCCATAGACCTCTGGCTCCTGTTGAGCATGACCTTAGTGCCGTATCCCTCAGCCAATCGGAGGGATAGAACTGGAATGATGGACGTTTAGGCATTTGGAGGCTCCTGAATCAGCCCCTCGTTCCAATCGTTGACCATTTCATCGTGGAAATCTTCAATCAATTGCTTAACGTGATAAGCCTGTCCGGGAGTCAAAACTACAGTTACTTCCTTGCCAAATTCAAAACTATCTTGCTTTAACACTAAGCAACCTACGTCGCTGATGTAAACCTCTAATCCTTCTGATCCACGAAATTTCAACATAGCTTTTTCCAATAAAAAAAGCCCTAGGAGAGACTCTCACCGATTAAGGTGTTGGCAGACTGGTAGGTAACCAGCAGAGTCCCTTCTAGGGCTTACCTGTTATCGCGCTGCCAAGCACGAGTAAAACTATACCTTGATCTCTCTTAACTGGCAAATCTTACAAACATTGTGTTCCTTGAACTGTCCTGCTGATCTGGACTTTTTACAGCCGTAGCAATAACGTAGGCCAAATTGGTATTGCTTAGTCGTTCCAGTTTTGTCGCTTGACGTTGGAGCTAAGGATTTTGAAGGTTCTTCTTTCAACTGGCTGTCCTCTAGGCGTTGTCTTTCTAGGCTCTGGGTACTTATCGAGCTTCGGCTGAGTTTCTTTCAGTTTTTGCAATGTTTTCTCGTATTTCATTATCGCAGAATGTTGATGGTTGGTAATAGAACTTCGCTATTGATTTCTATTTCTTTATAGAAAATATTTCACAATTACCTGTTAATCTGTGGCACTATTTCGTGGCGGTAACTACTAGGGGATAAATATGAACGCACAAGAATTCGAGCAGTTCCTACTTTACGAGTTGTTAGAAGGCCATCCAGACGATGTACTTTGCCACATGACAGCCGCTGATATTGGTGAAGAATTCTCGCAGATGTTATGGGTTTGGTCGCAGCATCATCAAAATCCTATCCAACTTAGGGACAACCTGCAACGGTTCATTATCGGAATGATTAACCGCACCGTTAAGGAAAAGAATTTACCGGAGTACGAGGAGACTGAAGAAGATCGTTACTTTGACCGTGAAGATCGACTCTACCAAGAACGTAAAGACCGTGAAGCCGAAGACCACTTTAAGGGGAAAGAAGCATGAACAAACTATTCAGAGCAGACGATAAGCTAGCTGACTTCATTGACCGCCATTCTGGTAAAGTCATCTTTCTAATGTTTCTCCTAGCGTTACTCTTGGACAGCCTATGACATCAATCCTAGACCCTTCATTCAAATATGTCCCGTCTGGCAAAACAAACATTCGTAAAACTTTTGACCGTATTCGCAAAGAGCAAAAGGAGGCTGCAAAGATACAAGCTACTAAGGAAGCACAACCTAACAATATCATCTTCAATAAGAAATTCGCTAAAGGATAAATAATGGATACCAAGGTTTATGAGAAGCTACAGCAAGCTAGAGTCAAGCTCCAGAACGTAGAACTCAAGAAGTCAGGACACAATAAGTTCGCAGGTTATCGGTACTTTGAACTCACCGACTTCCTGCCTACCGTCAACTCAATATTCAATGAACTCGGACTGTGCCATACGCTAGAGTTCACCAGCGACCTAGCAACCATGCAGGTTATTGATACAGTTAATGGTGGAATTGCTAAGTTCACTTGCCCTATGGCTTCTGCTCAACTCAAGGGATGCCATGAAGTCCAGAATCTAGGTGCATCGATTACCTACATTACTCGGTATCTACTGGTAATGGCTCTGGCAATCTGTGAGCATGACGCACTAGACGCTACCACAGGCTCAGAGGAACCTAAGTCCGCTAAACCGATTACTAAGTCCGTATTCGATACGTTAGACGAACAATCTCAAGATGAGATTCGTAGCTACGCAGCAGACATTATCCTCATGATTCACAAGGATCAGGTAGCAGAGGCTGTGGAGTACATCAATTCGCTGGAACTAGACGCAGATTGGAAAACTGCACTCTGGAGCCAGTTGGATAGCAAGCAACGATCAGCAATCAAGAAATTTACTAAAGGATAATCATGGAATACGACAACACTAATCGCGGTATGTTGGGTCGCAACACTAACAAGCAGTCTGACAAGCACCCGGACTATAGCGGAACGATCAACATCGATGGCAAGGATTACTGGCTCTCTGGCTGGCTTAAGGAGGGCAAGAACGGTAAGTTTTTCTCTCTAGCGGTTAAGGAGAAAGAAACTAAAAAGCCAGCAAAGAAGGTTGAGTTTCAAGACGATGATCTTAGTGATGCGCCATTTTGAGGAGGAGTCATGAAATACCTATTCGCACTTTGGTTAGCCGTTACAGCACCACTCGTTTACGCTACTTGTACCTATCATACATACTGTGATGCTGGTCGATGCGTAAATTGTACAACTTGCTGTTATGGAGCCTCATGTAATACGAACTGCTATTAACCATGAGGGAAAGCGGATGCCAGCTTTTCGATTAATAATCGTCAAGGATAGAACTGGTGTAGCGAGTACCTCACCCTTCGGCCTAGCGATAGGTGGCAAGTAACCTACGCAGCATACGCATAGCTCCTTTACGTTTGTCTCCCCTTCTATGTGAGTATGCCGACTGACCGCCGTAAGCGGTCTACTAACTCAGGAGAAATCATGAAACTGTTGGACTATTTGAAAGAAACGCACAAGATTAAGAACGACCGTCAATTAGCCCTAAGAATAGGCGTATCAATGCCTACGATTAGCAAGATTCGTAACGGTCATAACGGGGTGTCGGCTGAGACTAAGATTGCCATTCACAAGGCTTTCAATATGCCTATCGTTGAGATTGAGAGCTTCCTATGAGCTACGAGGCTACAGAACTATTAGTAGTTCGTTGGGGTGAGGCTAGAGGGATTATTCAGAACTCTGACGCTAAGACGCAGCTATTGAAGGCTTTTTCTGAAATGGGAGAGTTAGCCGATGCGATTACCAAACGAGACCGTGAATCAATTATCGATGGACTTGGGGACGTTCTTGTATGCCTTACTATGGTTGCTGCTATTGAAGATGTCGATCTAAAGCAATGCTTCCAGTCAGCCTACGAGCAGATTAAGGATCGTAAAGGCTATCTAAACAAAGAAGGAGTATTCGTTAAAGATGACAAATGACATCACCAAGGCAATCGAAATGGTCAATAAATGGTGGGCTAAGTCTATCGTTGCCATCATCCTCTGCGTTATCGGCTGGTATATCGGTGGGGTTCAAACAGAATCTCGGATAGCCTCTGATTGCAAGTTTGCAGGGGCATTTCGCGTAGACATCCAAGCCTTTACCTGCCAGCGTAGACTATGACTAGATTTTGTACGAGTTGCCAAGCCACTAGAGATGAGAACGGTGGCATAACAAGACCCACTAAAGGCACTACCAGATGGATTTGCAAGTCCTGTATTGAAAAGAAATCCCCAAGTATCTACAGGAACCTATCTGGTAAACCGACACCAGTAAATCACATTAATAGAATTGTCAAACAACTAAGGGAACGTAATGGGTAGACCTCGTAAGAATCCTGATGATCCTAAGTGGCAACCTGTGGCAGAACAAGTTACGGGAGTACCAGTCAACGATGATTGGCGCATCTTCTTCGCAGCGGCTCTAGGAGGCTTAATTGCTAGGGGTAGTGGTCAGACCTATGACCAGATGATAAAAACGGCTTCAGAGATCGCTAAAGAGGCTCAGAAGTCACTTTCTTAGGGCTTCGTACTGGGTGTAGCATTGCTTGAGGGCTGTTCTGAGTTCGTCGGCCTCTCCAGCGATCCTGACAAGAAATTGCCCATCCTCTCGGTAAAGCTCTTTTCCACTACAGGATGCCTGTCTAGCACCGGAGGAACTGGACAGGGAATCTGCTTCGGAACGGGACTGACGGTGCTGCAAGCTGTTAGAGAGAGCAGTAGCCCTAGCGTTAATGTTCCTGATTTCCGCATCCTTTTCCCTCCTTAATTGATCCGCATTAGCCTGTAGCTCTTGCTCTCTCCTACGGGCTTCTTCTTGTCCCTTGGCGTACTCTGCGTATTGTGCAGCCTTCTCTTTATCCCATGCCTGTTGAACCTCAGCCTTACCTAGCTTGTGACCTTGGTATAAGCCTCCTGCTCCGGCTGCACCGATTGCGAAAACAACGCCAATGATGACGTAGGGGTTCATTTCGGCGGTACTTTCGTGGCATCAAGTTTCTTGTGTATCTTGACCTCACGGCATACCTGAACCTCTTTGCCCTTCTTGTCTTTTTGGGCATTACAGACTTTTTTAGTTTCTCCTGCGTGAATGTTAAACACAAGAAATAAACTAAAAAACACAGTTCCAGCCATACGTAACGCAATCATGCTACCTCCGGGTGGGGTGGTTGTTCAGGTTTAGCTTTAGGGTCATAAATTGGCGCAATGCTAGGTTCCATGCGTACAGGAGCCTGTGTAGGTGACGGTGGTGGTGCTTTAGGTGGATCAGTCCAATCACTCGCCTTAGATACTCCCGGTGGTGGATCGATCAACTTAGCAACCCCATCCTTACCTTTAATGGCAAGCAATGTCGCTAACGCCCCAAGTATGTACTTAGACATATCTGAGAGCAACATAAAGAACTGCTTATCCGCAGGTGCAATAGCGTTCATCGGCTGAGTCACAAAGACTACCGAATACATGGCTAGGCTAGACATCATCAGCAGCACAGCACAGAAGGTCGTGCCGATAACTAGCTTAATGATTGAATCAATATGGTCAGGAGTCCACTTCATTTTTCCTCCGGCTTAAAATCCGCAGCAGGTACTAGCTGGTCAGGACAAGTCCCAGTTACAGCACAGGTAGGACGCTGACACTCAGGTTTATTCCAGTTCTTGTTATCTTGGCAAGGATAGCGAAACCTATCCTCACAGCCTACGAGACTAAGAATGAACAACAGCCAAAGCGCGCGCATACTGAGCCTCTCTATCTTCCATACCCTTATAACCGCCGTTAATGACCTTAGTCATGCCTCGTAAGTCTGTGGCATCAGCAAACCGATTTAGCTTGTTAGTCTCCCAGAACCAGCAAGCAGACTGAGCAGCACCTTCGAAACTTTGGGTGTATTCTGAGGCTTCTTCTGGAGTCATCTCTAGGCTAGCAGCGAACCAAAAATAGTTATCCTTGCCGGTAAGCTGGATTAATCCTCTGCCCTTGTAGACGCTCCCCTCTTGGCTAGCCTCATCACCGTTACCCATGCGATTCGCATAGACGTAATTAGCGATCTTATCCGGCTGTTTAGCGTAAGCCTTAGCCTGTGAGTCGGTCTGGAAATACTTAGGGAAGACTTTAAGGAGACCTTGAGCAGAGTAGTTCAGGTTCTCCGTTAGCCACACGAATCCACCTGATTCATGGTGACATTGGGCTAGGAAAGCCGCTATACGGTTAGGAGTCGTTATTTCGTATTCTTCTAGTAGTGACTTCCCACCGAGTTCGTGTTGCTTGCCGAATAAAGCCTCGTACCATTGATCCGGGTACTTTGAATTAGGGATAAACTTTCTCCAAGCCTTGCGATCAATCACGATACATCCTCTCTAACAGTATGTCTCGCCGTAACTCTTTCATCCTTCTGACTTCATGGACAGCAGCCTGAGTCGCTACGTGCATATCCCAAAGCATAAATCCAATAACAGGCATTACGATAAAGAAGGTTAATAACACCGCCATGACAGTAATCAATAATGTCCAAGGGATGTTCTCATCGTCTCGCTTCTTACTATCAGAACCATTAGCATTATTGCCCATAGAATTGTAAGAACGACTGCCCCAATCCATGCCAGCTGACTTTTTACCCGATTTATCTGTTGCCTTCGTTGCCATCGAGCCGCTTGAATCTTTCTAGTCTCTATCGCCAGAGCATCTGCTTGCTCGTTCTGGATGTCAGCCCATGCCTTCTCAAAACGGCTCCAAACTGACCCTAACTCTGGTGGAGTGTTATAGACCATCTGCTCCCTGACTTGAGCCAGCATCTCGTTTAACTTGGATTCCAGCCTGATCCTCTCTAATGCCCTACGGCCTAACGATAAATCTCCTCGGTAAACCTCTTTAGCCGCTGCTTCACTCTGGACGTATATCTTTACTAGAGCCTCGTACTGGTCAATAAACGTACCTAGATTCGACCAAATATCGTTAAGCACATCATCTGGTACAGCCTTGGATACTTCCTGAACTCTTTTTACTTCTTCGTTATATTGCTTCTTCTGCTCAGGACTAGGATCGACTATCTTGTGATACTGTTCTTTTAGGTCTTTCAGTACGTCGCTAACATCACCACTCGTTGACTTAATCTGCTTGTAAAGGTCTACGCCTTTTTTAGCGAGATCGATTGCTGTAGTACAGGCTTTATAAGCCGCAGCAATGGTTATCGGGTCAATCACTCTACATGGAGACGCATCTTTATATCGCTTAACTCACGACGTAATTCTTCGTTATGCTCCTCGCATTTACGGTTCTGCTCTTCTACCTTGGCAAGACGCTCTGACATACGCTCTACTTCTTCACGTAAGGTAGCAATAACCTGTTGCCATGCAGCATCAGTTATCTCAGCAGACTTATTGTTCCGGTTATCGGCCTGAATCTTCTGATACATAGCCCAAGCTCCTGCACCTAGACCACCAATACCTACGACGATTTGAGAGAATAAGTTTTCCATGACTACTCATAAAGTATATTGATTGTTCCAGCGTCGAACTGCTGAGTTCCGTCGATGAAAAGACGCAGCCGATCCAAAGTTCCCGACAATGCAATTGACGCACCAGTATAGACCGCAGTTGCTGCATCGCTATAACCGATACATCCTTGAGCTACCCAGTTATTTCCAGAAAGCTGCGTGATAACAATTGCTCCATGCCTAGAAGCATTACCAACTGACGCACCCCCAGCTCGTATTGCTATACCAGTAGTGTAGTTATTTGATCCAGCAGCCCCGCTAGCGATAGAAGCACTTGCTCCTAAGTATCCACTAGTTACAAAACCACCAGATGTACCTAGTTGAATCAGAACGTCACCGCTTCCGTTTGTCGATACGCTTTGAAATATCACCGTAATCCGCTTCGTCCACGATGGTATGCTTGTAAATTCAGGAGCAGTCTGGTTAGTCAGCGTGATTGCAGTACCCCGCTGGATACCGTCATACACAGCACCACTGTTCGTAGTAACTCCTGCGCTACCGTTAATAACTACTGACATGATAGCCCCCTTAGTTCATCCAAAGTCGTGCAAGTATCCACCTGAGCTGTGATGTCACGCAGACGCTGCTTCTCAGCCACAATCGCTGATGTATCGCCATTAGCCTCTAGCGCACGCTGAAACGCGACATCTTGAGCAGCTAGGAGTGGCGCACGTTCAGCACGAAGCCGATCTTTAGTAATGGCTTGTGCCTTCTGAAAATCGATCGTAATCATTCAGTCACCTCAGTAAAGTCAGCAGTCCAAGCGTCACGGAATTCACGTGTAGCCGGAATGTCAGCAGCGTCTACGATCTTCCAAGGCTTGCCAGCAGGCACGTCTTTAGCCGCGATCTCTTGCAGACTTAAACCGCACTCAGGGGCTGGAGTCAGGATGCAGATGCCGCCGTTATCGTTAGGGTAGATGATTAGTTTCAT